TTATTTTCCTCCTTCCCTCCAATAGTAGATAGGTGTCATTGCTCCACTGTCCCACGTATCGTAGTAATTGCCGTCAATTACCGCTATAACGTGCCCTGACAGTGCTAAAATATAAACCCCTTCTGGGTGGTTGTTTGCAAATTCCGAGACGGTACAGGTCATATATTCGTCCGGGATTATATAACGGCTAAATCCATTATCTTTGAGGTATGCGCCCCACACTGCGTTAGCCGAGGGCATATCTGATAGCATCAAGCCGTACAGTGCAAGTTGTATATATGTTTCTTCCCACGTCTGACCCATAGCCTTTGAGATAGCACGCACAGTACAATCTCCCACTTTTGCCGCCGCTGGGTTAGGATTCCAATATTGATACATTTTTTGCCCTCCTTATAGTTTTATTATCGCAAAAAAATAAGCGTGCCACCACGAAGGCAACGCGCTTATTTCTCGCATGATTTTTAGTTGTCTTTAGTTTCTTAAAGGCTGTTTATGTACGGGATTGTGCCAGGAACTAACAAAATTTTTTCTACGGCACAACTCCACAGCCCTTGTAATCCTCTCGTGCTTATATCCATTTTCTCGGCGGCTTGCTCCTGCGTTAATCCGTCAAAAAGCAAGTACTGTACAGTTTCACGCTCCCGCAAAGTTAAGCGGGCACATGACAAGGCGTAATCAATAAATTGTTTATCGCCTAATTTCCAGAGTTTTTTTATCAAACTTCTGTTCACTGCATCACCTCAAACACGCAAAAATTACGTAAATTTATTTTGTTTTGTCCAGTCCTAAAATTGCTCTAACCTTGTCCGGGAGCAAATCAGGGTTAATTTTGCCGATATTCTCCACGATAGAACCAAGTTCCATCAAAATGATGTAAACGCACACGCCTGCGGCAATAGGTACCTGGAAGCCTAGGTCCACATATTTCTGGGCGTAGTCGATAAGATACGCAAGCACCACAAGCATAATGGAGCCAAATTTATGATACAATCCTTTTCTCATTTCTGAGGATTTCCACTCGTGGTTGGCGCAGGCGGCTACTCCGCCACTAGCCAAGTCAAAAACTACAAAAATACAAGTTATCAAAGGTAACATAATATCTACCATCTCCATTCCTCCTTAAAAATTATTTTTCTTTTGTTTTTATAAATTAATTAAAGCCCTCTTTAGCTTAGTTAGATACATTATTTGCAGTTCCGATTTTATAAACATAGTCACTCATATTACCATAACTCGCAAAGTCACAGTCTTTTCCATAAACTCTCCATACCATTTCGTCATCTGAATTAAGCGATGAAATATAACTATAAAGGTTGTTTATTTGTGTGCAACTTATCAAGTTACAAACGTTATTTGTTTTTGCGTTAATTTCGCCAGACTTCGGATAAATGCTCTGAAATTGTAACCTTCCAGTTCCCAAATCACATTTTATAAAATTCAGTTCTGCGCCTAATATAACAGCACTATTTCCGTCCTTGTTTTTTCCGTCATGTACAAGCATTGTTTCGACGGTAGTCGTAACGATTTTGCAAAATTTAATCGTACCTTTTTCGCAAGGACTCATACCAATTCCTATTGCAGGAAATCTCCCTGTATCATCACTTATATTAGGACATCCACCCCAATCAAATATACAGTTTTCGATAAGCCACTCGCCTTGTATCCCCATACCACTACTCTCACAGTGCATAGCATATCTTGTGTTTTTACTTTTTATTGTAAATCCTTTAATGGCTGTAAATGTCCTTGGTAATGAAACGATATGAAAAGCACATTTTTCAACAATGTCACTTCTGATAGGATTTTCTAATCCTGTTGAGCCATTCCATTCGATAATGGTATCTTCTGGATTTCCACTCTTTGATTCGTAAGTAACCCAAGGTTTTGTAATAACACCTTGATATTTGCTTGTCTGTGCTATACCTGTGTATTTGTCTTGTAAATCTGTGTATGTTCCCGGTAATACGATAATTCTGTATCTTTTTGCGTAGGAATTATCGGTAATCGTTTCGTTCGCATGGTAAATAGTAGCAAATGGTTTTTCTTCCGAACCATCACCACTCGTATCTGAGCCTGTGGTTGAGACATATATGCAATATTCTTTTATTACAGAACCATCTATACTTTTTATATCATTTACAGAATTACTTAAACTTTCCAAAGTGTTATTGATATTGTCAATGTCATATTTTGGATTTTTGAACCAGTTAGATTCTTTCTGTGTAATGTCACCAGAATATAATTTTGCACCAACAAATACACCAGATTTCTGCATTTCAGTGATATACATCGTAGTATCATTAGTGATTACTACATCGCCGTTACCTGACGCTGAATATTTACCAATCGGTATCCAATTTCCGTCAGTATCTTCGTAAAAAGTAAAAGAGCCACTCATATTTTCATAATGATATGTTCCAGCCTTTAGTGAAATTGGATTGAACGATTGATATGTTTCGGATTCAAGCTGTTTTTTAGCACTTTTGTTCCAATATGTTCCAACGCTTGGAGTTCCAATATCATATTCTTTATATCCGCCAACGTGTTCTATTTTGTTATCTAAATCTTCCTTTAGCTTACCAATTTCTTTTTTTAGCGGGCCAAGGTCTTCTGTTGTTTTCCCATGTTTTGCGAGTACATACGCCTCATCTCCCGTTAAACCACTTTTTCTCATGCTCTACACCTCCCTAAAGTAAAAACCACTTGCTATCAGGGGCATAAAAGCCATATAATTCCCCCGTGTCTACGCATAACGCCGTCGAACCACTTGCAACATAATGAGGTAATTTGTCCACCTCAGAAGACTTACCCCAGTAATATCGCTTACTTCCGTCCGTATCTATGCAATCCCAGCCACCTAAATCGTGTATAATATCTCCTTTGCGGTATGTCTGTCCATCAATAATTATTGTCCCGCTAGCTATCATGCTTTCGCCTCCTTATGCATAAATTGTATCAGATATCCTCTGCATCTTCGTAATCTGGAAGTGTTTTGAGATACTTATAAGCATCTTCAATAGTCATATTCTCTTCATACTCTTTCTCATATGTAACAGCGGCTCTGTACGGTCTGTCACCGTTGCTTTCCATAGCTCTACCAATCTCATCTACATAAGATACTACAGCTATTGAATCATGACTGTTGATTGTAGACTGAATATATAATATTCTGTGATAATTAGTAACTACGCCGTCGCTTTGACGAATTTCTTTTTTTAAAGCCAATTTTATTATTCCTCCTATGAGAATGTTATCTTAATATTAGCCCAGATGCCGCAAGGACTATTGTTTGTAACATCTGTAGTATTTGGCATTGTTGCAAATACATGGATGCAGCCTCCACTAAGCGTTGAGTGTACAGTATATTTGCTAGGTTTGACATATTTTGTTGATGAGCCACCATACAAATACTTATTATTTTGTCGGACCATAAGCCCTTCCACACTTGTTACTGTTACCGTCGGGTTCCCAATTATTGGTTTTGATAATGGAATTATAAAAATGACATCCTTGCCGGAACTCGTAATATATCCAGCAGTACCAAAAGTTGCACTGATTGAATCGCCAGCGCAAAAATATGGTCTCCAAGCCCCTAAATAGGTGGATAAATATATTCTCCCTGCATCCAACTTTATTACGTCCGAAGACACAATCTTTGTATTAGAGTTATCAGCATATATCCCATTTCCAATGCTTTCGTACAAATCAGTATAGGATGTTCCACTTTTTACAGATAACGAGAGACTCATATTATCTTTTGCACTATCATAATATAATTCAAGCGCAGCCTTACCACCGGCATTAGTATTACCTGCATCTTTTGTTTGCTGTGTTGATACAACAATGTTGTTTCGTGACTTTATAACAGAACCAGTACCACTATAAACAGGGTCTCCATCTTCATTCACTACCTTAATATCTGTAATTCCAAATCGTACAATTTCGCTGTTATTGTTGCGCACACACATTCCATTTGCGTCAAGTAACGCGTTCTGTCCAAGTTCATTGCCTCGCATATCACCGACAACTAATCCAAGTCCTTCGATATATTTCATAAAGTTAGTTGCAACTTTAGCAGCCTCTGATATCTTGTCTTCCTGACTGCTAAAGTTTTCCTCGGTAACATCTTTAAAGTTCTCGTAGGATTTCTTTACCTTAGTAGCTGTCTTATTCGCTTTAATTGCAACAGAGTCATCCGTAGGTGGTGCTGTAATGTTTCCTGTTAACCATGCTTTTCCGCCGCTGACACGGATTTTTACTGTGTCACCTGTCTTACAATTAATCGCCATCTGTGCGGGGGTTTCATCTGCTCCACCGTCAATGTGGACATATGCCGTTTTTTCGTCAACGCGAAGGACTTTTGCAACCGTGTCGTAAGGCTTTGTTTTGCTTTCTTTCATTGCCGAGGCAATCTCTTTTATGAAATCATTCAATGCTCTCTACCTCTTCCTTTGTCCGGCATCCGTGTTCAAGCGACAAGGTTTGTGATATTATTCTGAATTTTCCAGTAAGGCCATGTCTCGGATAATTTAGAAAGACCACATCGCCTAAAAGAACGTCCTCGAAAAATCGCCGGCTATACTGTATCGTTCTGGCAGGATTCTGCAATTCTTTTAGTTTTCTAACGGCATAAGCCGCTATGTTTTCCCCGGAAGATAATTCAACGCCTGTTTCCGATTTCCACACTTCCCTGCCCCGGCTGACGGTTGATAAATAACTGTCCGGGCTGTCGTCCCGCGCGATGGCTGCGCCGTAATCGTCATGTATTGCCATAAAACAGTTCGGTGTGTCGTACCAATTAAATGTGTCTGTTACATTGCACTCTATGATGTCGTTTGCGTTAATCCCCACTGTAAGACTGCTATTATTATCATTTGCGCAGATAACAATGCTTCCATCGCCAAGTATTCGTATCCGCCAACCAATAGCATCTAAAATATGCAGTGCCATTGTGAGCCTTGTTTCCCCATCTTCCGCAACGATGTTATCTGTAGTTATCGGTGATGTTCCCTCGACATACACGGGAGCAGGGATGCAATCATTAAACAGATTTTTAATCTGTTTTGCTCCGCTACCGGCTGGTGCATAATAACCACGCGGCAGAATCACATCATCTGCCGGCTTGAGAACGGAATAGCAGTCAATATCGTAAGTCTCTCTCACACCATCAAGCTTTCTTTCTGGGAAGGCGGTCAAGCCAGTAAACAGTGCTACTTTTGCTCCTGACCCTCCCTGTCTGGCTTGTAGGTAAATGCGGACCCAACACTCATTGTCTGTTATTTTTTCCGTCATTGTGACGGAAGCAGATTCCCTTAAATCTGACGTACTATCCCGGTCAATACTGCCCTCAGTAAATTCAAATTCTTGCTGGTCTGTCCACGTCTTGGGGTCAACTGTCGTCAAAATATATCTTGCTGAAAATCCTTTGCTCCAATCCATCACATCACCTCGCTAGGATGCTCTGCACTCCACTGCTCTTCCGTCACAGCATCCAGTTCTTCCGAATCCACTTTTTTAATCGTTAGTGAGAAATCTGTCCGCATTTTGTTATCGTGGTCTTTTTTCTCCGACACCTGTATATCACAGGAAAATGACGAGCCGTCCGGTGTCCTAACGTGGCATATTCCGGGATACGTTGCGAGCCGCCTCATTTGCTCAATCATCGTTGGTTCTGTTAGTGAGATACTTACTGCATCAATTTTTAAATCACGAGTGACTGCTGGGTTCCAATCGCCTTGCACAGAGCCCCCAAGGTATACCGTCCTCTCAAAATCTTTATCCCACGAATTATCACAGTCAATGTTATACTGGATTTCGATAGATTCACCGTCAAAATCAATGATTGCCTTTTTATATTCGATGGAAAAATCGCTATATAACCATGCAAACGAACTATCTGACGTTATATAGTCACCGTTGGCGGTTTTATTTACAACCAGTATGCCGCCGTACTCATTTAACGCCGGGTACGGGTCAACATATTTCTGGCCATAAACCCCATTTTCCAGAATCAATTCCGCTCTGTCTACACTCATCCGGTATAGGTCAAATGTATCCCCATCAGCATATGTAGTTGGTTTAGCAACGACAATACTCGCTGTTTTGTTGTCTGCAATCGTATTTACAGTGGCCGTTGGTACTTCCGGCTGATGTTTCCACCGTACAACAAACGGTATCTTTTTTTCTGCCACATGGTCATAAATATCTGTAAATGCAATCTGTATGCTGTACCTTGCACCGTCATCCATCTGCCCGATCAGGTCGCTTAAGCCAATAGCGTAGCTGTCTGTTTCGTTGCCAGTAAAACTAGCAATAATTTCATTGGCAAAATGTTGTTCCTTTAATCCGTCCGGGCGCAGAATATAATAATCCTCGTCCCTGACAATCGTTACTTTTGCTGTGCCAGCAGAATCCCCGAAGGAAGGGACTATTGTTAATGGTAGCTGCTCTAAATAATTTGTTGTACCTTCCGATGATTCTGGTACTGTCTGGTCGCTCGTTTCCGTGGTAACATCGCCAGAATTATATGCAGTTGATTCCGAAACAAGATTTGTTGTCACGCTGTTTATCGCAGGTTTTGCAACAATTTCAACAGCCACAGAATCTGACCATGCCCCTTCCTTGCCTCCCTGTGCTGTAACCATTGCTTTTAAATAATGGATTTCTCCTACATTCCATAGATTGCTCAAAAGGCCACTTGCAGTATAGATTTTATTAATGTTTTCAATAGTTTCCGATAATGTCTCCATGCCGGAAGACATCATTAAAACAACGACGTTTCCATCTTTGCCTTTAACTGGCTCATCGTTAACCGCTTCCGCTATTTTTATGCTCGCTTTGCTGTTTCCGGTATAGCCGACACTACAAATAACTGTGTCGTCCATACTAAGATAGTTTTCTGTTGTTGCTAATGTAGGTGTTGTTGGTGTCTCGCTCAGTGATACGGAAACCGTATCAGACCAAGGAGATAGCACTTCTTCGTCCCCGGACGTATCCCGCAATCTTACGCGGAAATAATATGTTTTTGCCGATTCCAGGGACCCGATATGCCACGTTGTTTCCTTGTCCTCTACATCATAAGTAGTTGGGGCGTCCGTACTAATCCATGCGTCCTCATGGTCTGCCCACGCAATGGTAGCCGCATCTGCATTTTTCCACGACCAATCCCATGTTAGTTCCACGGTATCAGATGCCACTGCCATTGCAGTTATATTTTTCGGTGGGACTGCAATCTTTCTTGTTTCCGAGTAAACCCACCCTGACTGCATGAGGGGGCTAAGTTTGTAGGTGATGCCAGATGCTCCGTTTTGAGGTGCAGAAGTTCCGGTAAAATTCTTGAGGGCAATCTGGTATTCAGCGCCGCCGGACACGTCCGGACACGTAACTGTGATTGTCCCTTCTTTGTCGGTGATCGCGATAATACCTTTTTCCTCGTTGTCTATTTTCATCCAGATTGCTGTTTTGGCGTCAGGAACCTCTGTATTTCGCTCAACGTTATTGATGATAAGTGTTGTTCCTGTTGCCGATACCGTATCAAATGACGGGGATTTTAAAGCCCCTCGCGCCGCTACTCGTGGCTCAGAGTATGCATATTTTTTATCGTGCGTACTTTGCACTCTTGTCCACATAACCTGGTCTTCCGCTATGCCATCGTCTGTGTTAAAATCTGCTGACACCGTATAATCATGGTACGCAACAGTTACTCCTGTACTCCATGATGTGCCGGTATACCTCTCTCCGCTTTCCGGCGTGTCTATGGCATATTGTAACTCCATAGAATCCACAGGGCGGTCCCGCGGCGATGCCTGCACCCAGTTTGCCCATACATAGCGGCTAGAGGAGCCTATCTCTTTGCTCCCTGTACTCTGTATATTTGGACGCTCTGGGATGCTGTAATAATGGTATGCATAGCTCCAACCGGAATCTCCGGCACACCCTCTCGATTTTGCCCTTACAATACGGCAAAATGTCTTGTTTTGTGTCGGGGAACCATCCTCTGTTATCGCCCATGTGCCAGACGCTCCCGTATAGGATGCATTGGTAAAGCGAGCGTTTGCAATGGCGCCCTTATAGTTTGTCATTAATGCGGTCTGTACCTGCGTCCTTGCAAAATGCCTTGCATCATTTGCCTCGTTTGAGGTATTCCAAGTAAATGTACCTTTATTTGCGCCAGTATCATCAAGAGAATAAGAAACGGAAGGGGCATTTGGTGCATAAATGGTAAATGTCTTTGTGGAATGTGCGGCTGTATAGGTATGCTTTTTATCACTTTTTGTTTTGCCCTTTACCTTAAATTCTATCGCGTTTAATAATTTTGATGAGACAGGATAATAATTTTTTGCATTAAGTGCTACCGTTTTTTTAGTTGCTGATTTTCCTACATTTATTTTCTTCCACTTTGTCCAATCCCATTTAGAAGCACCGGCGTTTTTTGTATGTAGACGATACCATAGCCACTGTCCATCCTCATATTTTTTCGCCGGTATTTTCCAAGATATTGTAAATTTCAAACCGTCTCTCGATATAGACAGACCGCTAGGAGCAGCAGACTTTTTCTTTTTCTTTGCCATTATGCCATTTTCACCTGCCTTCTAAGCTCACTTGCCATTCTTCTTCCCCATTCTTCCGGGTTATCTGCACCGTTTACAGTTACATTAATAGTTACATCGTTTTTCGTTCCCTGTGTTGCCTCTTTGATATCGTTCATCAGTCTGCTACGACCGTACAGTATCTCGTCTCCTGCTTCTCCTGCTCCAAACAAGGTGGCATCAGAAAATACATATGGGCTTTCCATGGCTTTTTTATACCAGCTAATGTGGAATGATGGCAGGGAACCCTTTCCCCCAATACCGAACGGAGCTTTTCCGCCGGAAACACTCAGGTGCGGTAGGTTTAGGTGTGGAAGAGACCAGCTAAACTTTAAGGCGCTCTTAAACCGTCCAGGGAAGCTTTTTACAAGGGATACTGCCTTAGTAAAGATACTTTTAACAGCCGATGGTATCTTAGTAAATGCTCCTTTTACAGCCGATAAAATACCATTTCCCTTAAATGCTCCCTTGAATCCGTTTACAGCATTTTTAGCGGCACCCTTTAAAAGAGAAGGGAGATTTTTGACCCCTTTTATTATGCCGGTAACAATGTTTTTACCAAGCGAAAACCAGTTAAACGCTGTAAATACGCTTACGATTGCTGTGATAATCTTCGGTAAATTAGCAATTAATAACGGAATCGCACGAACTAAGCCAATCGCTAAATTTGTTATGATTGTTACTCCTGTTGCAAGGATTTTTGGCGCATTATCGTTAATAATGCCAGCCAAATTCGTTATGATTGTAGGTACATATGCAATCAATACAGGAATAGAATTAATCAGCCCTTGAGCAATATTCTGGATAAGTGTCAGGCCTGCATTTATCAATTTGCCTGCGTTGCTCCTCAATGACTCTGTAAATTGTGTCAGCATCGGCAACGCCTGCCCCAAAAAGGTCGGGATGCCCTGAGTCATGCCGTTAGCGATAGTCGTCAGCAAATTAACTCCGACCGATGTAAATACATTTAGCCCTGTGGAAATCGTAGAGGCAAGATTATTTAACAGTTGGCTGACAGCAGTTGTAATACTGCCAGAATTTTGAGTAACGCTTGAAATTAAACCGTTTATGAGGTCGCCGCCGATTTTTGTCAGCCCCGGCAACTGGCCGCTAAAATTAATCGCATCTTGCGCCAGTTTGGAAAGGGCGCCGCTTATGCCGCCAGATTCCATCGCCTCAGCTAATCCACTAACCTCGCTTGTTATACCTTTGATGGCACCACGGATAGTACCCGAAAAGGTATTATAAAAAGCAAGTTGCAGGCCTTCTGTGGCGCTAGATAGCAAGGTTATGTCGCCCTGCAAATTATCTAACTGCGTAGCCGCCTGTTGTGCTGCGGAGCCGGAAGAATCCTGTATTCCTTTCCAAAATTTTTGCACAGTCGCATCACTCGATGCGGTCATTTTATTAAACGCCTGTAAGCCTTGCGTTGTAAAAATCGTTGCAAGAGCATTGTTTTTTTGTTCCGCTGTCATACCCTGCAAAGAGCCATTAAGCTCGTCTACGAGGTCGTTAAAATCTTTTGCCTCGCCGTTTGACTTATAGGCGGATACACCTAACTGATCTAAAGCTTTTGATGCATCATCAGTCGGAGTATATAAGTCCGCCATTGCCCTATTTAATGCCGTAGATGCCTCGGAGCCTGTCACGTTCTGCTCTGCCAAGCGAAGCAAGGAAAGCGTGACACTGTCCGCCGCTTGACCGTAGTTTTTCGCTGTGGCAGCAGAACCGGAAAAAGCCTCTCCAAGGCCTCTTACGTCCGTATTAGCAAGGGTAGCACCCTTTGCCATCAAATCGGCATAGTAAGATGCGTTACTCATCGAGTCACCAAAGCCTTTTACAGCTCCGGCAGTATATGATGCCGATTCTTCCAGACTCATAGCACCGGCAGAGGCAAGGTTAAGTACCGTTCCGATACCGCTAATCTGCTCATCCGCCGACAAGCCAGCCTGAGCAAGGATATTCATTCCTTCCGCCGCTTCCGTTGCGGTGTACTTTGTTGTGCGCCCCATTTCCTCAGCCTTGGCTTTGACGTTCCCTATTTTGTCTACGGTTGTTCCCATGGTAGCTGCTACCTGAGACATTGCAGTATCAAAATTCATTCCGGCATCTATTGATGTTTTTGTAAATGCAACGGCGGCAGCAGAGCCGGCCACCATAGCTGTTTTAGCTACTTTCCCGACCGCTTTAAATGCCCCGCCAATTTTTGATGTGGACGAGCTGGCGTTACCTTCTGCGTCTTTCAGCCCCTGCTTATATGCGGTGTCTTTGATTGCCAGAGTGACAAACAATTCCATCACATTCAATCACTCATCACCACCAATCCGGCTTTTTTAATGACGTCCGCGGCTATTTCTTCGCCAGTCTTTGTTACTGTTTGCTTTTTATCGCTATTAATTAAATCAAAAAATGATACATAGAGATATTTCCCACCGAACGCCTGCGAAATGCTTTCGGTTACATATTTCAGCCCATCGGCCATGTATCGTTTGTAAATTAATTCCTCTGTATCGTCTAAAATCTTAGCCTTGACGTACAGCAAGAATCCCTTTACGCTTCTTCCTCTGTATTCTCCTGCGCATCGCCAGAGGGTTCTTCTGCTGCGCTTGTTGGCGCTGAGAAAAAAAGCTGACGTACCTCCGGCTCATTGATGAGGTCAACCATGCCTTTGATAACGTCCATTAATTTATGCTTTTTCTTGTATTCCTCAACACTCTGCAATTCAAACGCTGCTAAGATTCCAATTACATCATCTTTGTGTGTTTTTAACAGCCTAGGAGCTGTTTTAGCACCCCTAGCAAAGACTTTGATATATTTCTCCCCTTCCTGCGGTACAAGCTTCTGGCACAGGCTGAGCGCATCATCATCGTCTGCAATGTTACCGATATGTTCGAGGGAGTTCGCAATGGCTTCTAAACCCTGTTCTGCTGTTAATTCTGATAATTTCATGCTTTACCTCCTACGCCGCTTCGCCTGTTTTGATATAAACCTCGTAAGGTACTGTCTCTGCGTTCTTAATGCTGTAATGTCCTGTGTATTCGAAATCAAAATTTCCTTTGGATTTATCATCTGATTTAATCTTAAATCCGCCCGTTGAGAGTGCATTCATAATTTTGATTGCGATAAATCCGGCGGAATCCCCGGAATTTTCGTCCGAATAGTCGCCAATCCACCAAATATCCTTAAAATCTTCTGCCTTTAAATCTGCCCTTGGTGTTACTTTGTTTCCCGCTACGTCTGCCGCCGCCATAAAACTTTTAGCCTGTGCGGTATCCATTGTAACGGCTGTGCCTGATAATTTTACTTCGATAGATTCGATTTCCTTGAGTTCCATCGTGTTTTTAGGCACATTATCAATGTCTTCCCCGAAATCCGTAAAGGATGGCTCCGCGCTAAAGCTACAACCGCCGCTGGTTGCCATGAGGATGTTAGTTGCTGTTATGGCACCCGTTTCCGGCTCAAAAGCTGATACAATAATACCGGCGTTAATCTGTATTTTTTTGAAAAGGTCAGAAGGTACCTGCGTATACTTCATTTGCTCACCTCATTAAATAGTTATAAATTGCATAGTTATTACTGTGTATCTGCGTACTATTGACGAGTCAGCTTCATCGACTAAAGGAGTCCAAGGCTGGTCTTGCGACAGAAAAATGATTCCATCATCGCACTTGACCGTAGTACCCCCTTGCAACCTGCCGCTGATTTCTTTTGCCTTTTTGTTTGGAATTGCCTCTGATTCTGTGTGGTACCATACGTTTACAGTGCTAGCGGCGGCCGCACCTGTCCACCAATTTGCTATAATTGGTTCGTATGTGATAAAAGGAAATGCGGTATCTTCCGGCACCCTGTTAGACGGATATGCAGTTATGCCGAAAGACGACCAAAATTGATACAGTGCCGCTGTTGGAGTCATGACGTTAACTCCCACTTCTCCGCCATGACCTGTGCTATGTCTAAATTAGACGACGCAGGGGTTTCTTTTTCTCCTGCATTTGATGTAACTCTAAAAATTTTTCCGTCTTTTGTTTTTAATACATCATGATAGCTCAGCTTTACTGTTTTAGCTGTAGTAATTGTATATGTTGCTGTTACACCCTCTTTTTCCGCCACTCTGGCAGACATGGAGGTGTCACGGACTATTGCCGCCTGTATTTTAGCGCCCTCGACCCACTCGGTGATAAATCCACCCTCGCCGTCAGAAGTACGCTTTTTATCCATGAGTATGCAATCTTGTAAAAATTCACTGATTAAACTCATGCCATTTTCCTCCATGGGTTCAGGCGTGCCCTAAAGGCATCTTGCCACGTGTAGGTCTCGCCTTTACTGTTTGTTGCCCTGCTGTACGAATATCCGCCAAACGATTCCGACTGATACGCTCCTAAATTGCCGTTTTTCGCCTGCCACTCGCTGATTTCGTCCACCAGTGACAAAAACGGTTTGGGGATAGCCAGCGGAACAACTACGCCGTTAAAAGTCTCCTCCTGTAACGGAGCAGTATTGCCTTTGTGGTACTGATAAACCCCGTCATTAAAGATAGAGCCGCTTACTAAATAGTACTGCCCATCTTGTAGCGGGAGGCGAATCGCGGTAGTAGAATAACGCAGGTCTTTAGTATCTTCTGTCACGCCTACATCAAAATTAAGCGTGTCAAAAATCCAATCTCCGATTGTTATTTCTCCCGTGATTGCCGCCCCTTTGACCGGGAAGAAATTGTGAATGTGATTCATGATTTCATAAAGCACTCAATCATCCCCTTTTATTTTCCGTTCGAACTTACTTCCGAAACGGCACTTGATACTTCTGGGATAGTTTCTGTGGTTCCGACAGTAACTACGCAAACACCGTCAAGGTATTCTGCCCACAGCTTCATGCCCATAATGGCGTATGTTTCGCCTGTGGCGTTTGTGTAGTTGCCGCCTGCGTGGAATCCAATAAGATTTGTCTCGCCAGATGTTGTGTAATCCAGCCCAAGCTTTTTAAAATCGCTGTCGCCTGGATCAATATAATATAAATCAATATTCTCCACCGGCGTTGCGATGACGGTTTTTGCCGGAATATAGTCGTCAGGGAGGAGGAACAGTGTGGAGAAGCCAAAGAAATCTTTGATATACTGCAATCCAAACATTGTCTGTACGGTAATCTCTTTGTCCCCTAACCAGTCGTAAAAATCCATTACGTTTGCAAATCCTACGACTTCGGTTACGTTTCTGTTCATCCCTGCGAATTTATTGAGTACAGCACCTTTTGCGATTGCAAGCGCTTTCTGCCATTTTTTCTGTGTTCCTTTTAATGTTCCCGTTTTTAAAAATGTGTAAAAATCCTTTAAAACCTTGTTCTGCAGCTCAACCATAAAGGCATCATCCGTTTTTTCAATCGCGACTGTTGCGCCCCATTTTGACACAGATTCAAGGGATAAAGATTTAGCGTATTTTTCTACGACAATATCTTCTCTTTTGCTTTCTACGACCTTAAACTGTGTAAAAGGGATTGCCTCTCCCTCACCCACACTTGCGCCGCCCTGTAAGGCTTCATCCTTCATCTGCGCTTCATAAGTCACTAAGCTAGTGCCCGGCTCTTTTCTGATAGGTTTAAAGATTCCTAAGATAGTTCTTAATGCATCCCAATTTTTGTCAAATCTTGTTACAAAATCAATTTCTCTCGCTTTGAGAGCGCTATCTGTATTTAATACAGTACTAGTGGTTACTCCTGGCATTGTTTACTCCTTTCAAAATCCAAAAAGTTCGTGATTTTCCGCAATCGCTTTCTGACGTTCGCCTGCATCTTTAATTTCCATGATTTCTTTCTTGGTCATTTTCCCCGGTTCTCCTCCCGGTGGATTTGATACGTTAGCGCCCTGAGTTTTTTCAGTTGTAATATAATCGGCATACGCTTCTTTGATGCCTTTTTCTACCTCTGTTGCGTTCTCAAGTTTGCCGTCAGTTCCGATTTTTAAATTATCAATAGTCTCTTTTGATGCTTTTAATGCAAGGTTAATTACCTTGCTAGACACGCCGGAATCCTCAAGCATCTTTTTGTATGCGGCTTCTTTCGCATTGTAGGACGCTTTCTTGTCCTGTTCGGCTTTGTAGCTCTCAAAACCTGCGTGTTCTTTCTCATACTTGCCTTTCCAGTCGTCCTTTTCGTAGTCCTCCAATTTCTTCTGGAGGTCTGGGACTTTCTCTGCGTCCTCTTTGTATTTACTAATCTCGTTCTTGAGACCCGTAACGGTTGCAGAGTGTTCTTCGATAATCGCGGAAACCTGCTCGTCTGTAAGTGTCATGCTTTTTAAAAAAGCTCTTGTTAATGCCATTTGATTACTCCTTTTCTTTGAGGGATTTCTTTCCCTAAATGACTTTATATGTAAATCACAGTACTTCGTGATTACTTACTAAATAATTTTGCAGCTTTAAGGGATTTCGCCCCAAATTTGCCGTCAATTTTTAATTTACATTTCGACTGGAAAATACTAACTGCATCTTCTGTCTTTTCTCCATATTTGCCGTCAGTTTCTAATTTTGAGCCGATAGCCCAGTTTAAAAACTTCTGCAATTTCTCAATTTCTTCCCTTGTGTTTTTTAATACCGTGATGCCGTCTAAAAACGCATAGTAGCCGCGTGGCGGCAATTTAGGAAATTTCCCGGTGTATTTAACCTTTTTTGTTGTTTCTTCCTTCTGCACCGTCGCCGGGAAGTCGTGATACAAAATATTTAAATCAAACTTTCCGCCGTTGCCGGTTGAAGCCTTGGCTGGAAACACGCCAGAGCTAGTATATTGCCACGCCATAAGGTCGGCTACGTTTGTAGGCTTATAAGATTTGTTTGGTGTCGCTTTAAATGCCATGCGGTTATAGCCTTTGTAATAACGTGCAATCCACCAGTTTTTACACTTGACCTTGTTTTTATCAATATGCTCCGAAAAATACGACATCCCGGTGTAAACACCAAATTTATAGCCTCTTGACTCAACGACAGTCTGTGCCGCATTGATAATCTCGGCAATCTTTACTTTGCTTAGCCCTGCCTGCACTTTGTCTTCAATGTCAAACCAAACGCCGTATTTAAAATGCTTCTTACTAATCTTGTCGAGGATGTCGCATACAAGTTCCATGTCTGACTTAGCTTTTGCCACTGTAGTAGCGTATGTGTAGTTATACACGCCCCATGGGATACCTAATTTCTCACACTTTTTATAGTTCTCCTCAAATTTTTTATCTTTGCCTAAATCCTTGCGGATAATCTTAATGATCGCACCATCGCAACCGTATTTCTTTACTTTCTTCCAGTCAATCGTGCCGTTGTATGTAGATACATCAATAATTTTTCTCTGTGTCATTTTCTCACCCTTTCCATCTCAGCACATATAAGATTTTCTGGTTGCTGTTAATAATCCTATGTATCTTTTTGTATGTTCCACCTGCTTTTTTAGTATTTGTACTAGCCTTTCCAGCATCCCACCAGACCATTTTATTGCTCTCGTTTATTCCTGCAAAAATGTTAGTATGTAGGCGGTAAAAGCAAATGTCTCCCGGTTTTAAATTGTTTTTATAATCCCGGGGTAATTTATTTACTTTTATCAATCTATATCGTTTTGATATAGCTGCTTTTGTTCCTGTGCCCTTATAGACAACTGTTCCGTTCTTGTTGCAATAAAACAGTTGTCCCGGTTTAAGGATGCCTAGTTGCTGTAGGCAATAGCATACATACGATGCACAATTACTTACCTTTTTCTTCTTTGCGCCTGCCCAGCTATTCGCCACGTTTTGAGAGTATTTAAATTTTTTATCAACAAAATACTCCGCCGTTTCCTTTGCCTTGACGAGCAAAGACAATCTGTCCATTATTCCATCGCTCCTTTTAATTCATCTGCAATGATTGCTGTGTATTCTTTCGCGTAATTTGCCGCCGCCGGTTTTAAATACGGCTGCGCCCTCTGACCGTTTGTGATGTGCCATTGTCCCTTATCGTCCTGATAAGTCCACGGGGTCTTTCTTCCTCCCTTGTAATACACGCCAGTTCCCAGTTCCACATAGGCGGCGTATTCTTCGTTGCTGCCTATTGTTTCCGTGAGATTTTCCAAGTCGGTCCGATGCGTAATGCTGTTTCTTAATGCGCCCGTATCGACCGGGCAAAGGTCTTTTGCGTGCCCTTCTGCGGCGGCTCCTGCCTGTTCTAATGCCCTTGCAAGTGCCATGGTGGTTTTAAGTATTACTTCGTCCACGTGACTCACAACATCAATATCCGCCATTATATTCGCCCCCTTTGCGTTGCTAACCATTCGTAGTAGGTCATGTCTTCTATGACTTCGTTTCTGCCTGTCTCTGGGTTTCTGACGCGTATCATTCGCGGTTGTGCCAGTTCGGCGGGCAGCGCAGTCCTCTGCGTACAACGACAGTTATAAACCTCCGCCGGAATTCCGCTTGGGTCTCCCGGATACATAAGACCGTTTGAGTATGCCATGTTAAATGGTACTTCCTCACCATCTAATGCTCTGTGACTGTCTCGTGTCCTCAAGTCCTTTGTCGCTGTCCAATGCTTAACTACATCAATTCCCATCTGGTAGGCTTCCTCATATGCCGCCTGCCTGCCCCCGTTCTGCGCCCCCGTGAACGCTGTGCGGGCGTTTCTAATTGCGGCCGTATGATTCATTCCTGTAACGTCCTGAAATCGCCCTGCGAGCTTTCCTATACTGTCGCCTTGCAATATTCCTTGCAATAGTGCATTTTGCAGTTTCTTCTTGTTCCAATGCACATCTTTGCTTTTTAGTACTCTACGCGGCGGGAGAATCTTTTGTTTTCTGACCGTCAGCCGCTTAACTGTGTGTTCATCAACCAAATTAAATGCAATATCTCCAATCTCCTTTATCTGCTTATCAGGCATAAGAGATTTAATCATGTACGCCTCAAAATTGCGATTGAGGGCGATAACAAGAGGGGTCTTCTCGTTGATGTATGCCGCGGCAATCTCATTTGACTCCGCCAGCCTCCGCGCCATGTCCTCGCGCAGCGCCTCCCACCTCTGCCCTCTGCCATACTGATTCATCAACCATGCTTCAAATTCTTTCTTGGTGTATTTCCCTGCCTGGTATGCCGCATATTCTTTGGCGTACCGGTGGGAAAACTGTTTAAAATAGTTTCTCGCTTTGCCGTCAAGTTCCTTTCCGGCTTGTTTATATACATCTGCTAACCGCTTTTCTAACTTTTGTAACTCCTGCTCTGTCCACTTGTCGGATGGATACATGGTTATTCATCCCCTTCTGGGTTATCTTCCGGCGTATCTGGTTCAGGCGGCTCTGTGTAGCGGTTATATGATTCTTCGTCCAACTTTGCCAAAATGTCCGGTACTTCCTCCGGTGCAACAAATGGTAATTTTTTCAGGATGGTTTCTTCATCCAGATAATTTGCTGCCTCAAGAATCATGTCTGTTCGTTCCTTCTCGTTACTGATTCTGTTCCGCTTAAATTGCGGTTCGTCATCAATTCCTGCAAGCTCCAGAATTTTCTCAATCGCATCGCCTACGAAGTACTCAAAATCATCTGCATTGTCGTCTAGCGGTTGGTATGCCGCGTCGATATGGTCGTTTGTTGCCCCGGCGGCTATGGCGTGTACATCCAATGCCCCGAAGTCCTCGTAAATTTCCGACCGCATTTGTGTGAGGAACTCTTTTCTGGCCGTATATGGCGGCTCTTGTGTGTATGTCTGTACCTGACCCTCCTCAGCCTTTGCGATGTGCTGAAACTTTAGGCGGTCTCTAAACTCTGCCAGCTCGTCGTCTGTCATACCGTCAGCGTTGGAAATGAGCCAATACATCTGTGCACAGTCGTCTAAATCATTAGCAAAACCACTTTGTACCGCGTCGTAGGCATCAATCTTCGACTGCATCCCCCTCAGGGTGCTTATGTGCCGCTTGTTGCCAAACATTGGTACAATGGGGAGGCTGCTATAGTTTTCTTCTCCGATAATTTCGGGCTCCAGATTGTTCGCAACCTCAACTCTTTGCCTGTACGCCCGCTTGGGAGCGGTCTCTTTTAATTCTCCAAATTTACTTTCTGCGCTGTAGGTTGTGTAGCCATCCACCTCGTACAGCACGACCTTAAACGGTTTCTGCTCGTCCAACTGCCAGAATCTTATGCCTGCCATCAGTGCTCCCGTGTCCTCATCCCACATCGGGGCGAACTGCGTAAGGGGAAATTCGTGCACGTGGTCCACATTCCAGAACAAGAAGGACTGACCATGAATTAACGCATCGTATGCTGCCTCTTTAATTCTTGTGTCAAACTTTTTGCCCAGTTTATCCTTGACACTCATGTCATTAAAAAAGACGCCGTTTCCCAGACTGTATGAACAGCGTTGTGTATTTAATTTGTGGAAGAAATTAGAGCATATCTGTGCGTTAGACGAAAAATTATCTATCTTTTTTTGACCTAGCAGAGTGTAATAAACACGCTGGAACTGTAAAATGGTCTCATTTTCCTGTGCGTCATACTTGTCCGCCCTTAACGCCTCTTTATATGCTCCTGTACTCTCGTGGAATTTTATAAACTGATTTATAAATTGCCCTTTGTCTTTTGCGGCAACAAAATCTTGATATGATAGATACATTGTTATCACCCTAAAATTGATTTGTATTGTCTTGTTCGGCTGCGCTTGACGAGTTTTAATGTTTTTACAAGATACCTGATAGCATCCATTGCGTGGTCTGACTGTTTTATAACTGCATCCCTGCCTTTGTCAGCCGCTGTTGGGTCCCATGCATAGATGCCAAATTCCTCGATCGTGTGTGTGCAAGACGGGTCAAACGATAATTTGTCTTGTGTCAACATTGTTTCAACGTCTGCTATCCCGTCGTTAACAGTGTTATCCGCCTTTTTGACCTTATGTCCTCTACTGCGTAGTTCCACGATGAGGGTGGCGGCAGATGGGTCAACAATCACTAAATCGTCTTTCTGTCCGTTTAGCGTGTCCTCTAGTCCTTTTACTAGCTCACTGACTGGCTTCATTCGGTTGTTTTCTCTGCCAGAATAATAGTATTCTTTTATGCAGTGCCAGTTGCCTGTATCTACTCGTTTCTGCCAGACGAGAAAGACGGTAGCGTTTTGCATACCAAAATCGGAGCTAACAATTATCTCTCCGCTGGTCTCTGCTTTACAGACGTGTCTTGCCTCCGAAAACATATCGTACACAAGCCCTTCGGCTACTGCCCAGTTGCCCAGTATGTAGCGTTGATACCTGTGTGTCCCGGAGTACTCTTTTATTAACTCGTCTACTATCGCCGGAGGTAGGCAGCCATCGTGTATGTTGTACGCCTGTTGAAATATATCTGCATCGGAATCCAGAAATCCTTTAAACCAGTGCTTTGGCCCCGCCGGATTGCAAGTGCCATCAAAATGACTTTGTGACGTTCTAAGACGTGATTTTAACATCTCAAATACTTCTTGATTCCACGTTGTCACCTCATCGCCGTAAGCATACTCAATCGTTGCTCCCTGTATCCTTGCAACGTGTTTCTTATTGTCAGCACCTAGCGCATATACCTTTTTTCCAAATAGCTGTACTGTGTTGTCACTGCGTATTTCGCCAACTAACTCCTCGCCCCATATCTCTCGCATGGGGTCAAGTATGTTTCGCTGTAGTGTGCCTCTGGTGTTACCAAGCATTACAGCCAGCCCCAGTCCTTTTAGGTGTGTCAGACGCTGAGGAATTACGATTGCATAGTCAACAAAGGATTTCCCGGAACCTGTCGCTCCGGTCTTTACGTTCCAACGATGGTTACAGCCTTGCAGGTATTCTGCCTGCTTGCTAGTCAATGGCACTATCGACACCCCCAAGAATCTCAATAGCTTTCGCCAGTGCCTTATCGCTTGCGCTCTCTGACTGTGGCTTATCACGCCATTGTTCTGGCTTCCTGTTCTTTAACCAAAATATCTGCGCTGTTGTATCCGGCGCAACGTGTTTTTTCGTTACTTTTCGCTCCGTCATTACTCCGTCTTCGTACTTTTCGCTTGTCTCCTCGTAGCTGTATCCTAATGCCCGTTGCAATAGACTTTTTTCCACTTGCCTGTCCACAACATCTTTTCCCCTTTTTAAGGTATCGGCTAAAATTGGAAATTTTTTCTTCCATGTATACAAGGTGTCTGGGTTGATGCCGATGTTCGCCGCAATCTCTTTGTCTGTGCATCCATCCCGCGCCCATCCCTCTATTTTTAGCAACCCTTCTTGGGTCAGCCACTCCTGGTATTTACTTATCCCATTTTGGGGTCACCTCCTAAATACAACCATAACCCCGTAATGGATTGTTTACGGGGTTATATGAAAGGAAAGAAAATATGAAAAAAAAATCGTTTATACCAGTTGCATAACGCAACTAAGTACAAGTATAAGGAATTGCACCTTAACAGCCGCCGGGGTAAGACTAATAAGCGGCTGGTCTCTAAACACTTGTAGATCCGCAACCTGTATGGAACGTAAGGCACCGTGGGATAGGTGTCTTGCGTACTCTCTTTTACGCGGGTGAGAGTTTACACTTTTACCACAAAAAGATGAGGAGGTTATTTCTCACAAAAAGTTACCAGTACTCGTCCGTACAAGTGTATTGTACGACATTTTTTAAGCCATGTTAGACAAACATAAAAAAGAGAGGGAGATAATTCTCCCTCTTTAATATCCCGCATATTTCCCAGCCAAATTGGCGAAAGCACTAAGCCATCTGCGTATAGTCATTTCTGCATATCCAAGCTTATCCGCCGCCCCTGCTATCGTGTATCTATCTTCAAAATACACCAGTTGCACAGCTTTCATTCTGTCCAGCCCGTTGTCCATTCCCTCTGTCTGCTTTATCGCCTTGTTAATAGCGTACATCCACAAGGCTGACTGAGCTGTATTTTCTGCAATCAGTTTATCTGGGTATTTTTTTACCTGCTTTACTGCGTGTCCATACCAATCATGCTTAGGATTGCTCATCGTTCTACCCTCCTAAATATGCTCATGTGGTTCGACCGGTTCCCAGTGCTTTTCAGCCTCCTGCTCAATCAATCGGTTATACCGCTCCACAAATTCGTCCTCGCTTATATTACCTTGCATGAATTTTTCTGATATGCTCATGTAGGTGTCTGTTTTTGTTGCGCTGCTGTCCATTTACGCCTCCGATCATGTATCAATTTCGCTCCAATCAAATTTACAGCCACATTCGCCGCAGTATTTATTCCTGCTTTCTGCATCCGCCATTACTTGCCTTCCACACAAGGGACATTCATAATCAATGTCTCCATTTAATGCATCTAAGATAATCGGTTTTACTGGTTTGAGCTGTCTTTTCAGTAGTTCCACCACTTCCTCGCATTGTTTTTCATTTTCGCAGCTAATAGTAATGTCATTGCTATCATCATATTCGCTAAATGTTCCATCTTCGTTCTGGATAAGCATAATTTCTTTGTCCTCTAACATCTTTCATTCCCCCTTATTCTTCCACACACTTTCGTCCATTCCCCCGCAAATCTCTTTTCCTCCAAGTCGTTTGGGAAAAACTTTGTTTTTTTGTTTTTGTTTCCTCTGTTTCTCAACTCCCTTTCTACGGCTTCAATTTTCCCTTTTGATTTGGGTGTTTTGCGTAGTTCGCTCATTGCTTCCCTTAGTTCCTGCTCTGTGCATTCCACCAAGAATGCAGCTCGGTCAAGGCTTGGTATTTCATATAGTTTTTTCGCTATTTTGTTTTGTATTTTAGCAAAATCTTCGTCTTTCAGCCCGTATGGCATTTTTATTTCTCTTCCTCCTTCATCATTAACTCAACCCATTTTCTCGCTATTTCTTCTTGTGTGTCTTTAACATCGTCCCACGCGTCTGTGTTGCAGGCTAGTATTTCACAAATCAATATAACTTCTGCCATATTTTTACGTAAAGCAGCCTCTGCTTTTAACACTTCCGCTGGGGTTGGGTTAAATCCCATAATTGTCGCACGCATCGTTGCGGCTTTGGACAATTCATCCGCCGTTTCTGTTAATTTACCAAACAATGTGCCTATTTCTAAATGTTCTAACAAATAGTCTTCCACTTCACTGTTTTGCATTTCTTCTACTTTCATTTTCTTTCCTTTCCCCTCCGGAATAAATCCGGAGGAATCAATGGCATATAGCTCCTCATGGAACCGTTAACGTGTTTCTGTAATGTGTATCTATCCTTAACCCCGGAGGGTGTCCAGCTTTAATATCTTACCCAGTCAAACGGCAATTTATTTACTAGCAGGCAAGCCGCGCCCTCCTTTCCTACCGCAAAAAGGCAATTTCGGCAATATTTATGCTCGTTGCAGTACTTCTTGAGTATTTTCGCCGCTTTTCTTGCTTCTGAGTCTCCTGTTTTTTTCATTACGCCACCTCCCTGATCGTGATGCCATACCGTTCAAGCATCAGCTTTCTCTTGATGATGTATTCCGGATTTTTTCTTGTGCGCGGGGATTTTACGTCCTCGACAATAATCTTGCCTTCTTTGTCTGTGTAACGAAAATCTGCCGTATATGATACGGGGCGTTCTGTAGTGCCATCCTCTCGCTTCTGGCTGCCCACAAGGATGTATCTCGGCTGCCGCTCTAATCCTGTAATTTTCCCCGCTTGTTGCATCGCCGCCAGCTCTAAATAGCGATGCATTTCTCTTTTACTATCAAACTTCCCATCTTTCGTAAAAATCTTTTTATTTCTAAATTTATTCACAGGTAATTCCTCCCAAATGTTTTGATAAATTCTTCCCTCGTTCCGTTGTTCTCCTCCCAGTACTTCTGTGCTAGTTCTTTGAGATACCTGTCTAGCGGTCCGTTGGGATTACGATGTACCGCCTCACCACCGTTGGTATGGTGATTCAGGCACAAATAAACTGTAAAACCATACTTTTCGGCTTGTTTTCTGTTGCTACTGCCATATAAGACATGATGCCTATGTAAATTTTGGGTTGTTTTGCAGAAAAAACACTCTTTTTTTGATTGTAGTACGCTATTCATTGCTAGAATCCTCGCTTGTGAAATGATATTCCATTAAATCAGCAATCATTAGGTATTCTTTTGCTATTTTTCCGCTTCGTGTTTCTTTTACCTGTTTTCTAAATCCTTCTAAATCTCCATGGAAGCACCCACAATTAACCATTATTTTTTTATTTTTGCCCCTGTAAAAAGTTGTGCAGCGGAATTTTGTCCCGAATCCCTGTACTAATGTATAATCTGCATTGTCACGCACCTCTGCATCTCCGGAAACCTCTGCATTGCCGGAAACCTCTGCATTGCCGCGCACCCATGCATTTCCGGACACTTCTGCATTGCCGCGCACCCATGCATTTCCGGACACCTTTGCATTTTCACGCACCTCTGCATCTCCGGAAACCTCTGCATTGCCGGAAACCTCTGCATTGCCGCGCACCCATGCATTTCCGGACACCTTTGCATTGCCGCGCACCCATGCATTTCCGGACACTTCTGCATTGTCACGCACCTTTGCATCTCCGGAAACCTCTGCATTGCCGGAAACCCACGCATCGCCGTCTTGCGATACATTTTCTTCTTTCTCTACATATCCTCCAAGTTCTCCAGCTTTCACGTCTCCAAATTCAACCAGCGCTTTAATTCTGAATAATTTTTTTCCAAACGCATTTGTGATAAATTCTGTTGTTAATTCAAATTTTTTCATTTTTCTTCTTCCTTTCTTGGCTTCCATTTTCCTAGTATTTGTTCCAATTCTCTTGGTGTTAGCGTTTCAATTCCTAAATCTTCTGCTTCCTGTATCGTGCCTTTGATTAACTCACTCATTTCCCGGCTGTCGTAGGTGTGCGAACCTCGCATGAGTCTGTAAAACACTACCTCTTTACCTTTTTCTATCCGCCGTCCTATTGCAACCGTGTGAACGTCCTCTTTTTTGTACATGATATCGGTCGGAACATTGGTTTTTAAAACTGCTATGTCCCCTTTTATCAGCTCCGGCTGTCCGTATCTGCCTATCATCAAATTTTTGGCTTCCGCCTTGCTCGTGCCGACTTTCTCCGCTATTTTGGTGACCAGGACGTGGAAATAAGCGTTTGCCGACAAGCTCCTTTTCTTGCGGAACGGTTTAATTATTACGGACAGCTTTTCCAGCTTTTTCAGTTCATCCACGCCCTTTATAAACCGCTCCGCCTCGTTAATTTCCAGGGTAACTGTTATCTTTTTGCTAAAATAATCCACTGCTAAGTTTTTTATTTTTCCAGTTAAATCCATGCTATTCCAATCCCAGTACTTTCAAGGTTTCAACGTACTGTCCGCGTGTAATCTCGTAAAACGATTTCAGCCCCATGTTGTTTCCCCATTCTGTGATTTCCTGTTCTGTCATACCTTTCTTTCGCATCAAACTGCATAAATTTCTTGCTTCTTTTTCTGACACGGTCTCATTGCTTTTGTATTCGTCCGTATCCGCATCTTTGCTGTCGTCCAGGAGAAATAAGCTGTTTAACGCGTATTTCCTCGCGTAGCTTGACGTTGCTCCTGTGATTTGCGAGGAATCCACTCCCTTCCTGGTTTCTTCTTCCCTGGCATATGCGCTGCATACAATATTTTTTTCGTCCTCTATGTCAGTTAATTTTGCTGTTGCCTTTATGTAAAACCTATTGCCCATCATGATTATTTCGTCATGCACAGTTAGTATTAATCCCTGTTCGTCCAATAACGGCTTTACTGCCTCGTAAATATCCTCTAAGCTTCTGTACCAGAATTTTCCGAATTTATTCCATCGAGACTTAGGCACTTTAAGCTGATGCTGAATTTTCTGCAACTTTTTGTGAATTTCTCCCATTTTCCCTTACCTCACAATCACACTTTTCGAGGTCTCGAGATGTGCCCCTGCGACCTCTTTCCCCGCTTTAATCGCCTTTTTAATCGCTGTCTTGTCCGCCTGTGGCTCTGGAATTCTGATGTATTCCTCTGACAGACTACCTAAGTCGTCAATGGTCACAGACTCGCTGCTCTTGTAGAATACGCTGACTCTTGCCGTCTTGAGCTTTTCGCCGTCAAGAACACGGGACAGATAGTCCTTGCACCTCTGTGCGGCGTTCTCGCAACTTCTACGGCGTTTCGCAAGCTTTTCTTCCTCCTCTTTGATTGCCTTTGCTTCTGCGGCATAATTCTTTACCGCCAGCGCGATTCCCTCCACCTTTTTGTCTCTCTCAATGTTGAGGGTCTCAAGTTTTTCAAGGTCAATAATTTCTCCTGTCTCCTCGTCTACGCAATCCATAATTGCACTGTCAATCTCGTATAATGTCATTGCTCTTCTTCCTCCTCGTATCCCTGCTCATATTCGTTGTAACTTGTCGCACCTCGTTTGATTGCTTTGTGTGCTGTTCTGCACTCATATTCCGCCTCAAGGCGCTGTGTTTCTAAATATTCTTTTACAAAATCATTCATTCGCTTATTATCCCCGACATGCCGACCTCTATACATTCATTGCATATATATCCAATTTTGCGATTGTAAAACGCTTCTCCTCCTCGTATTTTTTCTTGACAGATAACACAAACCGGACGTTGCGCTAAAAACCACTTTTCCTCCTCGTACATTTTTTTGATCTCCTCATTGTATCGGCCTGCCATTTCCTGTCCCCCATGCCTCTTTAATAGCCTTGCTCAGCTCGTTGTAGCCTCTGGCGTATGCCTCTATCTTTTTCATGTCGTTGCTTCTTTCAACGCCCAGTCTAAACAGCTCAAGCAGTCCCTGTGCCACCTCTCTGTCTTTGACAGTGATCGTGACTTCTGCCGGGATTACTCCTTTCCCCATCACTTTATCGTCATATTCCTTCGCCTGGAACCACGTCGCATTAATCATCGCATCCATAGCCTAACCTCTCTTTCTTTCCTGCTATCCAATCCCCTAACGCTCCCTCGTACTGTTCCGGGGGATAATTTTTATTATCCTGCTCTAACCGCCCAACTATTTCTCCCAGTGTGGGTAGTTCTGGTACTGTTTCTTTTCGTTCTATCGCCCCCGCTGCTCTTATCATCTCTTGGAGCTTCGGCGGGTACTTGTCTATCTCCTTTTGTGCTTCTAACGCCGCTCTGTAGCTTCTGAGGAAGTTTGACTGTATGACCGTCTGAAAGTCCGCTGAATCTACTACCGCCCAGTCATGGAGCGTCTGTGGCGTTCCTACTGCCTTTTGCAGCGTAGGGGGCAGTTTGTCAAATTCCTCTCTGTAGCCGTAAATCCCATTACTGCACGCCTTTGCCACTGTTGCCCACGCTTCCTGCTCGCTCAGGTAGCTGCTTTCTGCCTTGAGCTTGCTGGCACACTCCAAAATATCTGCTGGTGTCGGTGGAAACTTGCCGGTTGTCATGTACATCTGTGCCGCTACGCTTATTGTCTGGTAGTCGTTGTTTTTACCTACCAGGCGGTACCACATATCCAACGCTGGCTCGTTGGGAATAAATCCCGGAGACGTATAAACGGTCTTTAATGCGGCTACGATTTTAGAGAACTCCGAAATCGTCATAGATTCCGCCTCCCTCCTGTTCTTTTTGCGCTGCCCAGTGCTGTATATCGTCATATAGTCGGTTGTTAATGTTGTTCTTCCTGTCATTTCCTGTTTTTACCGCAACAAACTTTTTCCACTCATTATCGAGTGACTGGTCTATAATCTGTTTCATCAGTTCAACATCACCGCCAGATAATTTGTGCAAACTTGTGAGTAACATTTTCATTCCTCTATCTGTCTGGACTGGTTTTCTAACCCTCTTACGCATGGCAAGAAATTCCAAAAACTTATCATTTAGCTCTTCGTCCTCAAAGTACTGTTCTGGTTCTTTCTTTGCGGGCGCGCCTTTATCTTTAGTATTATTACTAGTATTATTATTAGTATTATATATATTAGTATTATTGGTGGTCATTTTGACTATACCCCCATGGTCATTTTGGCTATACCCCATGGTCATTTTGACTATACCCCCGTGGTCATTTTGACTATACCCTGTGGTCATTTTGTCTATAGGGGTGCCAGCTTTTTCATGAGCCATATAACGGTTAAATTTCACGCCGCTAATCTCCTCTACTCTCTTTTCAACTATTCCTCGGTCTACAAGATTTTCAATGCTTCTTTGTGCAGTTCTTTTTGACACGCCAAGAAATTCGGAAATATATTTCAATGACCCTTTAAATTCTGATTCGCCATCCTGCGAAAAGCCGTAAATAAGGGCATATGTGAGGAGTTCATTCCCCTTTAACTGCAAATTTGTTATCATCCAATCTTGAATAACGATGTATGCCATGTCTACCTCCCATCTTGACAAATTGCCAAGTCTTTTGTATGATTTACTTGTATGATTTATCGTAAGAGCTTAATGGTAGGGCTCTTCCTTTTTTACCTCATGCTCTACACCGTCTTTATCAGTGTAGAATACTTTGTCATACTCTACACCTTGTTGTCGTCCTAAGAGGGTGTAGAGTAATCTAATAACATACTCTTTTCTTGGAGGCTCATTCATTTTTTTATTCACCCCCTAACATCACGAAAAAATTATAATTGCTATAATCTTTTCCGGCGGTATGTGTTACCACACCAACCCAACTGGACGAGATCCAGATAACCAACGCTACTGACACGATGGTCAGTAAATTGTACATAGCCCTCATTTTTTACCTCCTATACCTCGAATCTCTGTTGACGGTTATACTCGTCAATTCTCAACTTTGTGTTTGTTTTTGGCTCCCAGTTGTCTACATAGTCAATAGCTTCCTCATACCGTTTGCGAGGGATGTTGTTTCGGCTATTAACTTTAAACCGGTCTTGTAAATCCCTGTTACATTCGGCGAATACAACTTTGCTGATATATGCATAGGCTTCTGTGTCCTTGCCGCCTAATGCGTTCAGAACTGCTTTATTGACGTGCTGTCGCAATGTTTGCTGTTGCCCATAGTCAATTACCATATTGCTCTCAAGGCTCTTAATACGGTCTTCGTGGTCGTCTATCATGCCCAACTGAATACGCATCATTTCTTGAGGGGACAACTGTTTCTGATAACCACCCGTCTTTCTGATGGATGGGAGAACTTCAGAAGTAACCCATCGTTTGAAACGCTTGGCGGACTCTAATTTACTTCCAAATATTAAGGAGTACAGTCCCGACTCATTGATGATGGTTACCTTCTGTTTTCCAGAAGGTGTTTCCATTTTGGCAACACCTTTGTCTTCGGCATCCACCTTCTTTGAAATTGCACTACTAGGTTCTGCATATCCCAAAGATTCGGCTACATCCCTCCCAACAAACCACGGTTCATCATTAATTATCTGGGTTCGAATCGCTCCAAATTCATTGTTTTTGAAGATTTGAATATTATTCATCTAGTCACCTTCCTAAATTACATCTGCATCACCAAATGTTATCACTGTGCCATTGCTATAAACAGTAACCCTTCTACGCACAGATAAATCCACATCAAGGAAGCAAGTTTCCGTGTAAAGAAGTTTACCATTGTAAAATGCAGCCTCGACTACTCTCTCATTACCTCTGTATAGATTTCTTGTTTCCATCTGGTCATCCTCCTTTCTCATTATGATAAATCACTTTCTTATCATGATAGTTTTAGGATAAAAAAATATCTATTTTTTCCTTTCCTGTCATTTCAAGAAAATCACCTAAATTATTAGCCTCTTCAATGTCGAATATTGTCGCGCCGCGCATTTTTTTTGTAAATGTCTGTGGGCTAACATGAATTGCGGCAGCACATCCTTTATAAGTCTGCCCTTTTTCCGCAATCATTCCTCTTAACTTGGAAAGATTCATCTTGCGCCTCCTTTCGGTTTTCGGTGCTTTGTTTTTCCTTACATGATAGATTATATATCATATTATGAAAGTTGTCAAGCATATTGTGAAAGTTTTTTTTATTTTTGTATTGATTTTCTTTCATAATATGATAGTATATATATGAAAGGAGGTGAATTAAGAAATGAGCGATTTTACAACAAAGGTTGGAAATAACATTAGGTTTTACAGGGAAAAGAAAAGAATGACGCTCAGGGAACTTGGTGGGAAAATAGGAATAACCGAGGCTACTGTGCAGAAGTATGAAGCTGGAAGTATCAAGCGTGTAGATGCCGAAATGATTAAAAAAATTGCTGACGCTTTAAGCATTGCCCCAGCAACGCTTACGGGTTGGGACGAGGAAGACAAGGGCGAAACTGAAAACTCTGCCATTTTGAAAGCAACGCAAGAAGCCAACCTTTTGAAAAGATACGGTCAACTTAATGAGGAAAACAAGTTGACCGTCAGCAAATTAATAGATTTTTTAGCTTCGACTCAGGAGTAAAACAGTACTTTGACGTAAACTAAAATCTTTATTAATTTTAATTTAGGGAGAGGTTCTAAGAGAGTAAAAATTTCTTTTAGAATCTCTTCTTTTTTTCTTTCTTCCATAGTATCCCTCCCTCTATATTATAGAACATTAGTTCTCTATTATCAAGTATTTTCTGTTTTTGTTTAATTATATGATATAAAATTTACATTTATGCTTGCTAAAATCATAAATATCCTGTATAATTTTACCTAAATTATTAATATAATAATAAAAGGAGCAGAAAATATGAGCAAAGAAAAAACTAAAGTTTGCAAGCATTGCAAAGAAGAAATTGACGCAAAAGCTAAAGTGTGTCCTCATTGCCGGAAGAAACAGGGCGGCAAGTTGAAATGGGTGATTATCATTATCATTGTTCTGGCTGTTTTAGGAATGGCAATGGGTGGTGGTGACGATGACAGTTCTTCCACTGATTCTCCAAAGAATACCACCGCAACAACAGCGGCTAAGAAAGAAGCTACTAAAAAGGAAGAAGCAAAAGAGAAAGACAGCGTAAAGGTTGGCGAATCTTTTGAGAATGACGGTTTAAAAGTAACTGCTAAAAAGGCTGAATTTGGATATGATGGTGGAGAGTATTTTACTCCAAAAGATGGATGCGAATATGTAGCTGTAGACTTTACTTGCGAAAACATCGCAGAAAAAGGCGACAAATATGTGTCTGTATCTGATTGCGAATGCTATGCAGATAATTCAGCTTGCGAGCAGCAATACATAGGGGACAGCGATTTTGTTAACACTAATTTGTCTCCAGGAAAGAACGTGAGCTTTACAGCATATTACGAAGTGCCAAAAGATGCAAAGAAAGTGATTTTAGAGTATAGTGCTTCGTTCTGGACAGACAAGAAGATAACTATTAATTTAAAATAATTAGTCCACTAATAGGACAACTAACAAGAGGGAAGAATTGATTCTTCCCTCTTTTCTTTTTTCCTCAAAATAATAAAAAAGCACCTGTCAAAACAAGTGCTTTGCCTTCCAGAATGGAACTATTAATGTTTTTAAGGTACGAAACTAAGCTAACATTTACATCCCAAAATGGAGCTATTAAAAACCTTATCTATATCCTACTCTCCTTTACCGTATTTGTCAATAAGTTCTTTTACTGCATCTATGTTTTCTTGTATAGTATTGTATTCAGAATTACGATGTCCTCCAAATGCATGATAAGTATGGTAATAATACCCAATACTAATGTATCCGTTTGGCATTTTTATGCGGAACTCATTATTGGACTTAAAAACCATGTCCTCAGGCAAGGTGGCTAAGAATCTGTCTAATTTTCTTCTTTTATTAAATTTCCATTCTTTCATTTCTTTTCTCTCCTTTTTGTTTGTTTAGTTGATCAAAACGAAAAGCTCACCCGTTTCATCAACAAATGTGCGCTCACCTCGCTCTTTCAAATTTACATTACTTGTATATAAGCAAGGTATTTTGTTAAAAATACGTTGCCTTCTTTCGTTTATATGATATTGTTCGTTTAGATAGTATACAGTACCCCCCATTTTTTTGCCGCCTTCTCGTTCAAAGAACTTGCATTCACTCTTAGGTATGTAAATAGATTCTTTGATTGTTCCACTTTCTGCGATGGAATAATCAAGCTCCTCAACAGTTTCGACATTTATAAAATCTTCTGAACGTCCAAATGATTTTATATCATATATACACTCTAAGATGTCCCGATAATCTTCCGGGCTACTTGCCACCAAATGCAATGTTAGTTTAATATCGTTTAATAAATCCACCATCATAGGAATTTTTTCAAAACTCTGATAATGGCTTAACTCAAAATTCAACTCATCTTTTCGAACAGTTAAATTTTCAATTTTTTCATCGTAAGGCTTTCGAGCAAGCCTCTTTTCTTCTCTCGTTAGCCCCTTTCCCTTTGTTTCTTTTATACGAGCAGTTTTCAGCTTTTTCAATTCATTGTTTATTTTTTCTAGCTCGTCTTTCATGCTGAAAAAATTATCCAACATTTCTTTCTCAAAAACTACGAAACCTTCTCCGGTTCTTAATTTACGTTTTCCAAGCGCACCACCCATTAAGGGCTTCGCAATTTGAACATAAGCATTTGAAAAGGCGTTCGGGGCGGTAAAACGCACAAAATAACCTCTATCATACTGTATACGGTCATAAACATACTGGTTTGTATATGTTCGCCGTGAAAGGACTCCATATTCCCCCTTTATACCAATGTGGATTGGATGGTATTTCCCCCATCTTGTCGCCTTGTGAATCCCTCCTAATATTGTTGAAACTGGAGGGAGGGGAAATGTGCTCCTTAATTTTATCTGTTCGGGTTGTCTGTAGTTTGCTGTAGTTTGTGTTAAAATGATTTTTATTGCTTTCATTGATTCTCCCTGCCCTCGTAACCTCCGCGGCGGGAATTTAATTACTGAACCTCTATATTAACGATATTAACAAGTGTGCAATCTGCACTTTCTTCCTCCAGATTGTACTCGCTTTCAATTTCGAAAGAAATTGAAAAATGGTCGTCAGAATCAGGAACTTTATAAAAGATATTTTTATCCTTTAAAACATCATCCCACGCGCCCTCATCGTTTATCCAGTCCAGTTCGGAAGGGCACCCGAACTCTGTCATAATTTCGTCTAATTCATAAAATGATACTATATTTCCTACTAATTCTTTTCTTAAAATTCCTAACATGATAATTTCTCCTCGTCTTTCTTTCTCCGGCGGAATTCGCCGCCGGGCGGTAATAATATTTACATTTCCTTACAGTGGCAGGTTACCCAGCAATTTTGTTGTCCGCAAGGTAATCTGTCATGCGGAAAATCGCCTCTGTTTTCCGGGCAATTTTCACAGTTATATTCATTTTTGTAATTGTACATGAATTCTATGTACTCTTCTCTCTCTTTCGTTGTCATGTTTCCTTCTTTCTCCGGCGGTTCCGCCGCCGGGCGTGTGGCTACTTGACTTTTTTATAATCAATGCTATAATATAGTTGTCCGCATATTGTATATGTGTGTGAGTAGAAATTATTTTATTAACTATTAAGTTAACGGAAAGGGAGTCTGTTTTCAGGCTCTTTTTTCTGTTTCTAATTTGGAATATTTTCCATACTTTCTTACAATTTCAAAAGCCTTTGTTTCATTTTCGGTCATTTCTCTGACCTCTTTCCATCCATCATCAAGACCCAACCAAATCCATTTTCCATCTTTGCAACTTGGTATTCCACCTTCGGAAAATCCATTTGAGATTTTGTACGCTGGGTTGATAACGCGACCAACATCAAAAAGATTTCTTTCCTTAAAAATGAATGTTTCGCCGTTGACAGTTACTATGTGTTTGTAGGAGTTTGTTTTTCCTCCCTCATCTCTCTCGGAATATTCCTCGATATTCCATTGGACACCCTCAAGCATTTTTTCTTTTTTCTTACGATATTGGGAATCAATTTTATTCTTCATATCGTCGTAATATGTCTTGATTTCATCGTAATTATCTAAAATCAACCCTCTAATTACTTTTTCTTCTCCGTTTATAATTAAGTGATGATTTCCGAAAAAATGAACTGCTCCCTGCTCCAATTTTTCCATGTCACAGGATGCACCATCATTAATTTTCAATTTGATTACAGCCTCATCATTAATTGTTAATGTGCAATCAAGGTCCTGCTTTTTAAATTTCCATTCTCTCATTTCTTTATATCTCCTCTCTTGATTTACTCACATTATACACGATAGTGACTATTATGTCAAGATAAAAATACACGAAAATATATTATTTTTTTCTTGATATTTCTTTCAAAATAATGTACTATATATTTATAACGATTAAAGGAGGCTTCAAAATGGAAACACGAGCAAGAAAAAGAAGTAACATATATAAAGGTAGTATCTCATATAGTAATTTATGGGACACGCTAGAGCGTAGAGGGCTAAAGCGCTCCAACCTATTAGATAAGGAAAGTTTTAATCTTTCCCCGGCACTGGTCAACAAGTTGCGGCACGACAGAAACGTGAATATAGATACAATTATGTATTTGTGCGAGAAATTAGACTGTCAGGTGTGCGACATCGTGGAATATAAAAAATAATACATTTTCGTGTATTTTTCTCTTGACATAATAGTCATTATCGTGTACAATAATATTAAATCAAGAGAGGAGATACAAAAAAATGAAAAAAACAGTTAAAAGATACAACTTATCAAACATTATGAAAAACGCATGGGAAACAAAGAAAAGATATCCTAGAATGAGCTTCAGTGCTTGCTTAAGAGATGCATGGAGAGAAGCTAAGCAGGCAGTATTGGCTAAGGAAATGCCGGAAGTAGTTGATGTTATGTTTAGCGGTCACGACTTAACAATCAACCTTGAAAATGGAGAAATCTCCGGAGAAACTTACGAAGCAAGAAAACATATCAAATACATCTTTGATGCAAAATGGAACTCAGCCAAGAAAGTATGGGTATCTGGTCTTAAAAATCTTAGAGCAGTTGTAGCTAAAGAGTGTGTAGTTTACTAAAAAGGAGAAAGAAAAATGTACGAAAAAGTTTTAGAAACAATCAAAAATAGCAGCTGCGAAATCTTCGGAATTCGCCACATCGCATCTGATGAATCTTACAAAGTCGGAGATTACGCTCGCAATTCTTACGACTGGGACATCGAAAATGATGTGTCATCATATGAGACAGATTCCAGAGAATTAGACGGTACGAGTGCGTATTTTACAGGCATCGACACCTTAGATGATAAAGAAGAAATTGAAAAAAAATTGCTCATTGCATTAAAAAAAAGCAAAGTTTATTCAGGAACTGCCGTTCTTCTTGGCGGGGATAGATATGACTGGGGCAATGATGACAACGAGGTTATCATAGAGGATGCAGAGGTTTTATATATCTTTTAGGAGGAAATAAAAATGGCCAGACGGTCGTTGGTAGGGGTAATCCGCGGCGATATGCAAGCTGTCGAATACCTCGGGAATAAAATGTATCGGTGCAAATGCATTCGATGCGGATGCGAGCAAATACTGAGTAGCTCGCACTTAAAAGATACTACCAGGTGTCAAGTATGCGGGCAAAAATTTAAAAAAGATATTCGCGGACAAAGATTCGGCTTGCTAACTGTTATTGATTATGACAAGGATGGAAAATGGCTTTGCAGATGTGATTGCGGGAATGTCGTCAGCGTAAAATCTAATAATTTGAAGAGCGGAAATACTCGTTCCTGCAGAAAGTGCCATAAAGGTTTTTTCGACAATCCCTATTTAGTGGAGGGTACGTTGGTAACTGATCTCACACAAGGAGTCAGAAAAAATAATACATCCGGAACTACAGGGGTGTACTACAATAAGCGAAAGCAAAAATGGTACGCGGCAATGATGTTTCAAGGGCAAAATTATTTTTTTGGTTATTATAGCAATAAAAAAGACGCCATTGCTGCAAGAAAAGAGGCGGAAGAAAAATTGCATGGTCCATTTTTGGAATGGTACGCAGAACATTATCCCAAGCAATGGGAAACTAAGAAGAAAAAAGCTAATAGATAGGCTTAGCAGCTATAATTAGCAGCACCCGCCCCGGAGGTACGAAGGCAGGAAAGGAAATAA